CCATCACACTCACTAGTAGATTCCGTTTCCATAGAACGGATATGTTCCCGCATATGTTGACGCTCCTGTTCTACCGCTATAGATATACAGATTTCCCACAAACAACGTCGGTTGCATGTTGTTGTGATTAATTACTGCCTATAGTATAGTATGTCTTCGGGAGCTCGAAATAATAATTCTGTAACATTTCTTACATCAATACCCGCAGGCTCTGTATTAAGGGCCCTAAAGGTAAAGTCGTTATCTGATTTTAAGAAGCTTGTTCAATCGAAACCCGGTGCGGGTACAGATAAAGCAGGTGCATTAATCCTTCAAGGGCTTATCATAAAGAAGTTCAAAACACAAATACCAAAGGGAAGTCCCGACTTGGCGAAGAGACTCTCCTATTTCAGAAGTGCCAACTTCTTGAAAAACTTTCTTACAGATATTCCTGCACGTGATCAATGGGATGAGAATAAGTCAGAGACCAGCTATACTGCATGGTTTAATACTCTCTTCAGCGTCTGCTTCTCTGACTGGAGAGAGTCGAAGTTAATTGTTACGGGCAATCCCGAACAGTGCAAGCGTGCCCTCTATGGAAATACAAAGCCAAATACAAATCCCAGGTGCTATCTATGCGGCGACCTATTTCTAAAGAAACATGACACGAAAGAGTGCGAACATGTACTACCCGTTGTTTCAGCGCTATCGCACCTCTGGCTAACACAAGAAAGAATCGACAGATATACACAAGGAGAAAAGAATGCACTGCGTCTCGAGTATGATTGGGCGCATCGCTGCTGCAACCAGATCAAATCAAATTATGAATTCATACTCCTTAATTATAAGAGTCAGAGATATGACCTGAATACCCCCCTTATACAAACATATTACAATCACTTACGTGATTCTGCCAAATACGATTGCTCATTGATTAAACTAAAGAATATTCCTCCAAGCATCAGGGAGGGATTGAATGCCCGTTTAGCAGCTATTACTAGAATCATTAATGATAATATACAGTCACTTGGCAGTCTCGATATGTACCACCTGCTGATAAAGTTTAAGGTACTTTCTGCCTTTACAGATGAGATCTTCTTAGAAGCACTCACGGGTGATGGCCAGACTCTTGTACGCAGATCGACAGACCCTGAGGTTCTACGAGCATCAAGAGAAGCAAATGCACTCCGTGAGAAAGAGATACAAGCCGCCGAGGATGCGTTTTACTCATATAAGAAGCAGGCAGCTGAAAGAAGAAGAAAGAAGTATGAGTCTGCTGAAAATCCTGCCCCCCCTGCAAATAATGCTTCTACAGTGGCGAATGAAATGACAAACCTTGTTGGTGGTAATGTACAAGTAAACAACTCTGCGATGAATGAACAAACAAACGCAGATGTCGTTGTTACTCAATTTGCACCGTTCGATGAAGAGCTCGCCTTTCCTGTAAGCTTCCTGCAACTCATTGGCATGCCAGAAGATGCTCCCTTAGATATGGTCGGCGAGTACGCAGTGAACTATATATTAACCTCGCCCAGATATGAGCCAACGGAGCAACAAGTTGACGCATTCTTAATCGAGCAAGGTGTACTTTCTCCAACAGTTCCCTTCACCATACCGCAATCAAATAAGATACCTAACTTCAAGTTCTCGCTCAGTAAGGTTCCAAATAGCAGGATGACAACCAGCAGGGTCTATAATGTTCCATCAACCCCAAGGCCAAATCTAAAGGCTAAACGCCGTGAACCCCTCTCTCCCATCAACGAAGGAGAAGAGAACAATAGCGCAGGAACTCCTGATAAACGATTCCGCTTCGCACCCTCAGAAGTTCTAACTGTCGAAGGGGGGAAGAGAACTACGAGAAAGAAGAGAAAGGCTAATGCGAAGGCGAAAGCCAAGAAGCGGTCAACTCGCAAATAGTGTATCGACTGCAAAAGAATATATGTGCATGCGAAATGCGTACATATTCTTTCTTAATTAACGGACAACCGTAGGAGAATGCCGACAATCTGTCTAACGATGATCGTCAAAGATGAGGGGCATCTCATAAGAGATACTCTCAAACACCTCTTAACCTATATTCGATTCGACTCGTGGTGTATTTGCGATACAGGATCCACCGACAACACAATCTTCGAAATAGAGGACTTCTTTGCCAAGGAGGGGATTCCGGGCTCAATCTACCGTCATGAATGGAAGGATTTCGGTCACAATCGCACTCTCGCCTTTGAAGCAGCCTATAATACCTCTGACTATGCCTTCGTATGGGACGCTGACGACGAGATTGTCGGCGACTTCAAACTCCCCCAGAACATGACAGCAGACTGGTACAAGTTCACCTTTGGGGCAAGAGGTTGCACCCAGTATCGCAGATGCCAACTCTTCAACAACAGGAAAAAGTGGAAGTATGTCGGCGTCCTGCACGAGTGTCCTGCCTGTGTTGAGACATGTGGCCCATCTGTTGACGTATTCGGCGACTATCACTTTGTCTCTGGAAGAAGAGGAGCTCGCAGCAAGGATCCTCAGAAGTATTTGAAGGACGCCCTCATTCTCGACAAGGCCTTCGAAGAATCCTTCGCAGCCAAGGACGGCCTCTATAAGAGATATGCCTTTTACTGCGGAAACAGCTACGTCTCTGCCGGCCAGAGAGAAAAGTCCATCCCCTTTTATAAGAAAGTTCTCTCCTTCGACACCTGGTGCCAGGAACAGTACATTGCCTGCATTGAACTGTTCGATGCCTACGAACAGCTAGGGAAACCAGAAGAAGGTCTCTTCTACCTGGTCGAGTCCTTTCGCTATGACTCGCAGAGAGCCGAGTGCGTCCTACGCCTAGTCAAGTATTACATCAATCGTGGTATGCCCCAGGTCGCCCTCATGTACTACAGAGGAATCCAGGAGTACTATGAGAACAAATACGAACACGACCCTATTGAAGATAAGCTGTTCGTCAGGCGCTGCGATGCTGACTTCTACCTTCCCTATTATATGATTATTGCCGCAGAGAGATCCAAAAAGCTTGACATCTCTGCAACGATGTTCACTGCAATTCTCAAGTACAAATACCTGAATGTGACCGATTGGTGGCTACAGAATCTCTTCCACAACCTACAGTTTTTCATATCGCATATTCCTAGGACCGTTGCATATGCCACAGGCCTCTGTTCCTATATCGACCTAATTCATTCGAAGGGTTTTCGCCTACAGGATTCCCAGTATGCCACTCTGTACTCCTATCTTACTTCCTGCACCCCCGCTTTCGCTGCCCCCTCCACCTTTCTCACTAGCCCTAGACCTGTACGTATTCTTCTTACAATGACCACGTGCAAACGCATCGACCTCTTTCGAAAGACTGTAAATTCCATGCTAGCCACTTGGACCGATCTGTCCATGGTAGATTCTTTCTTTTGCGTAGACGATTGCTCCTCTCGTGAGGACAGAGTTGCTATGCAGGAGGAGTTCCCCTTCTTTGATTACTATATGAAGTCACCTGCTGAAAGGGGACACCGTGCTAGTATGAATATTATCTGGCAAAAACTCAAGGAACAACGCCCAGAGTTCTGGATCCACCTCGAGGACGACTGGCTGTTCGTGCGCAAAGATTCTTACGTGGCAAACTCTGTAAAGTTTCTTACAAAATACAAGGATGCCAATATACACCAAATACTCTTTAACAGAAACTATGCAGAGACATATACTGACTGGAGTATCATGGGCGGAATACCTCTTGAGCCTGGCTTCTTTCTCCATGATACAAATACCGTCCCTGGGAAAAGCTGTGCATACTGGAAGCACTATAGTTTCCGCCCCTCTATGATACGGGTCGAGACAATCCTCTCGCTAGGAGACTATACTACACCCAATACATTCTTCGAAGGCGACTATGCCAAACGCTATGCCGATAAAGGCTTCAAAAGTGCCTTCTTTGATACCATATCCTGCCTCCACATTGGAAAGCTGACTAGCGATAAGAAGGGGGTCAATGCTTACACGCTCAATAATACAGCACAGTTCAAGCAGTCTCAGAATACCTACGTCGTAAACTTGGCGAGAAGGCCAGACCGCAAACATGCTATAGGAGAACTCTTTGAGAAGACGGGTATTGATTCCTATTCCTTCTTTCCAGCCGTCGATGGCAACTCATTAGTAGTAACAGAAGAGATTGTAAAGCTCTTTACAGGCAATGATTTTAGAAATCGACGTGGCTTTATTGGATGTGCCTTGAGTCATTATACCCTCTGGAAACAGCTGCTCGCTGATACTGCAAACGAATATTATATTGTATATGAGGATGATATTGAAGTGGTAGATGACTACTGCAATAAGCTCGCAAAGGTTGTTGCAAATATTGCAGGAAAGGACCTTATCTATCTGGGATATACAATGATAGGTAGTCGTGATGAAACAGTAGTTGACACTGGAATTGTACCATGTGACCTACACAAATATATTGGAGGTACCTTTGGATATATTATTACAAAATCTGGCTGTAAGAAACTTCTCGACTATATTGAAAAAAACGGAATCAAACATGGAATTGATTATGTTATGAAAATATGCACTGGACTTCATATATATAATGCTCAGCCCCACCTCGTTTTTTCGGAATGGGTAGAGGGTGCAAGTTCAAAGGGAGATTCTGATATACAAAAGGACTATACAGGCCTTGAATTAGTAGTATCTGACTGGAAAAAGGATTGGATATACCATGATGCGGTTGATTCTTCTGATTATGATATAATGCACGTTCCTGGAGTGTCCTTGCACGCCTTAGCGATCAAAGCAGACTCTACGCAAGGGTGTGTAGCCTTCAATACTCTAGGGTTTCTCAAGTCGAAGGTAGGGGCTTTCACAAAAACTCCCTACATCAATTCTCCAGGAAGGGGGATATATGTCAAACGGCAACCAACTGACTCTACTATACGTGTCAAAATGCTATGCAACTGGTGCTCGTCAGAAGACCTTTGCAAGGAATGGAAGAATATGTCACAAGGGGATAATCGGTGGAATTCTATCCAACTTACCAGCGAGGATGACTGTGACTACTATGTTATCATTAATAAGCCGAGAGAGGGTGCCTTCTTTATTCCTGAGAAAACGGTCATCTTCCACATGGAGCCTTGGTGCGGTGATGAGGCGCAGAAGTGGGGCGTGAAAACGTGGGGAGAATGGGCAAGGCCTGACCCGAGCAAGTTCTTACAGGTGCGTTCCCACGATAGATTCCTCAATACTGGCTTCTGGCAAATAAATAAGACATATACGGAGTTAAAGGAGTGTGTCGTCAAGGACGGGGTGCTCGGGTCTATCATATCTTCCGTCTGTAGCTCGAAATACTTCGACCCTGGGCATATCAAGCGCATTGACTTTATGAAGTTCATTGAGGCAAAGTGGGATTCGAATGTGCAGCTGCATATATATAATGAAGACAACAAGCACGGATTTGCCTCGTATCAGGGAAAGGCTAGGCCCTTTGTCGATAAGGAGCGGGGTATTCTCCCCTATAAATACTATTTCATGTGCGAGAACAACGTAGAGAAGAACTTCATTACGGAGAAGCTGTGGGAGCCTATTCTTTGCGAGAGCCTGTGTTTCTATTGGGGATGTCCGAATGTGAGTGATTACATAAACCCTCTGGCCTACGTGCAGCTCGATATGAATGACTTTGAGGGCTCATTCCAGATCGTCAAGGCCGCCATTCAAGACAATCTCTGGGAGAAACGGCTCGACATCCTTCGTGAAGAAAAGAAGAAGATTCTCGATACCTACAATTTCTTTCCTACGCTCGAGCGGGTGTTGAAGGGACGTGCAGTGTGTTTTATACACTCATGTCACTTAGAACAGTCAGGTACAGAGTGCCTAGATCTTCTTCTTCAGCATGTACTGGCAATACGAGAAATAGACACGATTTATATTAATAATATAGGACTCCCCCTCCCTTCGAAGTATACAGACCCTCGCATCCAAATTCACCATGAGTCAGATGATACTACTATGTTCGAACTACCTACCTTACGACGCATATCAGAGTTCAGTAAGAAATTTCCTGATTCAAAGGTGCTCTACCTTCATACAAAGGGGATTTCCTATAGGAAGTCGCATAGTCAGTATAACAATGTAATAGATTGGGTAAACTATATGCTATATTTTCTCTGTAGTAAAAAGGATCAGTGTTTGAAGTTACTACGAACCTATGATGCAGTAGGGTGTGATAGGGTGTCTACGCCGAGGAATCATTATTCGGGTAATTTCTGGTGGGCGACAACGAACTATATTTGCGGCTTATCTGTCGAACCCTTGAAGATAAAGCATGATGCAGAATGGTGGATCCTTTCTGGCGAATGCAAATCCTATGAGATGTTCCCGAATACGCACGATCGTTACATACATCGAACCCCCAGGGAAACATATGTAGAGAAGGAGTTGATACCTGCTTAGATGTTCAAGCGAAGTAATTTCTCCTGATAAGGGAGATGAGTGATTCTGGTAGTGCTGGCAATATGAGTCCTGGTCTATCGGACCTTGGCGAGCTGAGTCCCGTGTCGGCGATCCGTTCGTCACCATCACCGGTCGAAGATTTGAAAAGCATCGATGATATTATCGATGAGCTGATTGACGAAGGGGTTATTGAAGACAGGGACCTCAAGTATTTTCCCGAGAATGATATCATAACCTACAAGGATTCGGCGGGTACGCAGTACTTTGTAAAAGTGGGGAAGACGAATGTCAAACAGTTGCTCGTTGCGCATGAGAATGAGATATATGATATAATTGATACCTTTCCAGAGGAAGAGAAGGAGTATTTCATTCATAGAACAGGGAGCGGACTGGAGGACGACTACTCCTATTGCATCCTCGAGTATATCGATGGAAAGACATTGTATGAATATATCGCCGATATGCAGGCAGGGAGAACAGCGCCATCCGTCCGTGAACTGCACACCCTCCTATATCACATAACAAAGGGACTCGATATACTCCTTCGCCACGGTATCGTGCATGGTGACCTCAAATCACAGAATATAATCCTGACAGGGAATCCGCCCATTAAGATATTCGACTTCGAACTATCAGCCGAGCTTGATTCATATGCCGATGTACAGAAGAATCTCTCTGCAACCTACGAAAACCCTAGCCATGGATATCTCTATATAGCTACCGTGTTAGCGAAGGATATAGCTGATACGATTCGCTCTATCTGCGAGACCCCGTCAGAAGGGATGTATGCAAGAGTACTCCAAGTTATCGAGGGGAAGCTACAGAAGGGTGGTCAACGAAAGAAAAGGGGTACTAAACGAGTGAGAGCAAAGAAGGTGAGATGGAGCCGACGGGTGTCGTCCCGTTACGTCAAGGGGGATTAGGCAATCAACTCTTTGAAATAATAGCTGGATACATTACTTCCAAAGTAAACAATGTACCCCTCTATATCTTTGATATGCATTCCTCGCACCAAACGAAAACGAGCGATTATAAGAATACCATCTTTTCGAACATTGGAATACACGTTCCCAGAGACCAAGATACTCTGGATATGCCCCGATTTTACAACGAGGGATTCTCTCCGTGGGATCCTACTATGGTGCCAAAAGGGATACTCGATTCCTATTTCCAATACTATCCTACCATTCTTCCCTACGAGGAGGAAGTTCGTCAGATAGTTTTACAGGGTCTTTCACGGGAACGTGGTCTGGTGGCAGGCTTACTCGAAGGCTTAGGAGATGTTGCTTTCCTTCACGTGCGACGAGGAGACTATATGGGGCTTTCTCATATACATTATGTTCAATCGATTGATTACTATGCAAGGGCTGTTCAGCTCATAGACGTGAAGTCAATTGTAGTCGTATCTGATGATATTGCATGGGTGCGTCAACAAGAGTTATTCAAGGGGGAAAGGTTTCGTATAGTCGACGGGCTGAATGAACTGGAAACCCTGGCGCTCATGTCTCTGTGTAAAAGGGGTATTTGCTCGAACTCGACCTTTAGCTGGTGGGGTGCGTTCCTGGGGGCACATGGATGCCGAGGCACGGTCATCGTACCTGAACGCTGGATTAATACTGGGCTATTTACCACAGATAAGTGGCCCCTCTCTCCACGAGGGGTCAAAGTACCACCCCTGTTTCCTGACGAGTGGATTATATTGCCATAGAGAAGATGAGGACGACACGTAAGATAAAGAAGTGTTGGGGATATCATTTAATCGTAAATGCTGCTGGATGTGATGCCCATGCCATTCGATCGAAGGAGACGATCCGTGAGTTCTCGGCGGACCTTGTAAAAGGGATTGATATGGTTGCCTATGGGAACCCGCAGATTGTTCGCTTCGGTAACGATGTACAGAAGGGATACACTCTTGTGCAGTTGATTGAGACATCCAATATTACAGCCCACTTCAGTGAGGAGTCCGACGAGGTATATCTCGACGTATTTTCCTGCAAGAAATTCAATCCCAAGGATGCACTCGCTATCTTCAAGAAGTACTTCAAGCCCGTGAAAATGGGGACGGAGTTTCTCGTTCGGCAGGCTCCTCGTGTTTAGAGGGGGTAGGAGTAAAGAGAGTAAAATGCATGACGGTACTCGTGTATTTTTCCTTTCCTGGTTCAATGTAGATGATACGGGTATGTATCGCACCGACTACTTTTGAGATTATGGCAATGCAAGAGAAGCAGAATACATACGTAGATATCGACTATCTTCCAGATAGGGACAAGGCTATGAAGGAGCATGCGACAATGACAAAGGATTTTGCCTACACACCTGTTCATGTGTATACCGTAATGCCTCGTCACAAGGTACATCTTCCTGATATTGTTTTCATTGCGAACGGAGGTCTGTCCCTACCCAGGCTCCCCGAGCCATGCGTCCTTCTTCCTTCCATGAAATACGTGCAGAGAAAGCGGGAACTTCCCTATCTGAAGGGCATTTACAACGATCTCGGCATCAAGACAATCCCTTTTCCTAGATCGGCAACCTTTGAGGGGCAGGCGGAGTTAAAGTGGTTCCATGGAGGAACTCTTGCGGTGGGTGGCTACGGGTTTCGGTCAACCAAGAAGAGTTTCGACGTTCTGGCTCGAGTTTTAGCGGATGTCTACGGGAAACATGGAATAGAACCCCCCAAGATACTCGCCCTGCCCTTAGAATCTGCTGACTACTATCACCTCGATGTTGCCATGTTAGAACATGGGGATACGTGTATCGTACACAAGAGGGCATTTTCTACTGCAAGTATCGCTGCACTAGAAAGGTTTCTTGGGAAGGGGTCTGTATATGTTCTCGATACGAAGGATTCCTTTTGTCTGAATGCAGTTGTGGATGGAAAGAACCTTATCACCCATAAATTAACAGACCCGAAGCTCAAGGGGATACTGGAAAAGCGTACAGGCCTCAATGTGACCCAGGTTGATACAAGGGAGTTTGAAAAATCGGGTGGTTCTGTGCGCTGCATGACCCTTGATATCTACGCTGCAAACTGAACCTTTGGCTTGCGACCAGGACGCTTCTTTTGCTTCGGCACGGGTTCAGGCTGAGGTTGAGGCTGGGGCTGGGGTTCTGGCTCTGGCTCTGGCATGGTCTGTCCATTACTTTGCATCATACTCTTCAAGTGATCGAGTTCTGCCATGACCTCGTGGAGCTGGACCTGCATTTCCTCTCGCACAGCAGCAATATATTTCTGCGAGGGATCCGCTTCACGAGTCTCAATCAAATAGGACTGAAACTGGTAGAGAAGATTCTCATATTTCTCCTTATACACAAAGTCCTCTTCCTTTGCCTCCAGCAGCTGCATACGAGAATAATCGAGCGACTCCTCTGAATGGCGCAGGGTACCACGTGCATCCCGTACACATTTTGCAGCAAGTTGCACGGCCAGATGAAACTCTGTCACTGTAAGACGACGTATATCAGAAGGCACCTCCTTTCCAACTGGCCATCTAAATTCTACGATAGGATTTGGATGGGAAGACCTGACCGATTGAAATGCAATCGTATTCATCTAGATGGGTGTATCGTGATTTCTTTAGTCCTCGCCCATGTACTTCGTATACTCGTCAGTTGCAGTGAGAGCGCTTATGAAATAGCACGATGGGTTTGCAAGCTGAAACTGAATGAAGGTGTAGATTTCCTGTAGCTCCATCTCGCCCCGCTTGTTCATATATTGGGGACCACACAACTTCGCAAAATCGGTCGTGGGCTTCACACGTGTATATTTATCGAGCCCGTACTTTCTGTAAAAGCGGTCCTCGTGCGTCTCGACGGAGCCGCCCTTCAGGGTGTAGGGTAATTTCTTCTCCTTCAAAAAAGATATGACCTCACTCATATCCTCGACAGAGTCAATGTTTATTTCCAGAGTTGCCATTATATATAGTTCGTGCTGCGGATTTAGGTCTGGTGCTCCTTGGCAGTGCGAATCTGATTCCACAGAACCTTCTCCCACATGACCTTCTCCTCAGGATACATGCCGTCAGGAGAATGCACAAAGGGCTTCCACTTGTGCACCGCTGAAAGCATCCCGTACATATCCTCGACGCTCGCATCCTTGAGCTTCGCTTGCATGGAGCGTTCCTTATCGAGGTTCGCCAACTTCTCGGAAGAAGTGATGAGGTGCACATATGCGGTGTGAGCCTGATTCAGTGCCACCTGGGCGTCAGAGAAGTTCTTCTTGGCCTGCATGTAGTCACGCTCTACGTCCTCATAGACACTGTCCACGTAGGCCTTGCGGTGATAGATGGCATCATCCGTGAACGACTCGTAGTAGGAGTCCATCGTCTGGTTCAGAGGGCAGCAGCCGAAGCGACACATGCGGGTAAGGGGAGTGGGCTTCTGCTCCTGCTCCTGCTCCTTCTCCTGCTCCTGCTCCTCCTCGGGCTCCTGCTCCTCCTCCTCGGGCTCCTCAGACTCCTTGGTTGCATTCGGTCTGAAGACATACTCACGACCACTCAGAACATGGATACTTGCAAGGAACATAATGCAAATCAGGAAGGTGAGCACGTTGGCGAAGGTCTTCTCAACATCCATGGCGGTAATCATTGCAGGACATGTTTTAGGCGGGGGCGAGGGCTTCAACTTTTTTTCGGCACCGTAGGTGCGAACAAGCAGCGAAGCTGCCAAGCACCGCAGGTGCGAACAAGCAGCGAAGCTGCCGAGCACCACAGACAACCACCACAGACAAGCAGCACAGAAAGAACCTCACATCCACTCTTTGACAATAACCGAATCAATCCACCCATCAATATCTCCTGTCACAGGATGACGTATTACCTTCACGTTTCGAAAGACCGGCAGCCCCTCTTCCCATCCTGGCTGCTTCTTCAGGTCCTTGATTACTCTCTGGGTGCCAAAGTAAGGGTCACGTAGATCAAATCCATGTGCCAAGGTTGCAAATTCCGTACCCCCAACATCAATAATGTGACCTGATTCAAGCAGTAGGTTGTATACCTTTGGCATATAGGATTCTTTCTCTTCAACAAGGTGAGTGGGCTTCCCCCACTGACCAATTCGACACGGATGATGAGGGGTCACCGCAAATCCATTTATCCAGCACATACTCTGTGCCACCTGATGGGATTCGCAGACGACGACGGCCTTGATTGCAGCTGGACCCGTCGGCGTGAAGACCATATCGTCACGGCGAAGAGAAGATATTGTCTTCCTCGATCCATCGGCAAGGAGCACTGGCGAACTAGGACCAAATCCTCTACCGAATTGATTGTTAAAGGCGTGTGTCATAGAGGGTTGTGGTCGAGATGGTTTAGACCTTTGGCCTACGTCCCTTAGACCTTTGGCTTCGTTTTCCCCCTTGGATTTGATTCACACCACACCATAGCATGGAGTCGGTCGTATTTGGGTCCGACATCACCACCCTCTTAGACACAACACCTAGAGACTTTCAGGACAACAGCTTCTTCCCCCTTGACGCAGAAACAACATGGTGGCTGCCAACCTCCGACAGAAAGACCCATCCCTTCTCCCTCTCCCTCCAGCAGTTCCCGTTCCGAGGTCCCACATCCTTTGGTCAACGCTTCACCTTCGACGTGCCTTCCGTCGGTTGCGGCGACATTCTCTTGGCCACCTGCCTGCAAATTGAACTCGGCCACTGGTTCGATGATACCACCATCTGCCGCCTTCAGTCAGGTCAATACACCTACGCACCTGGCCAGACTGTCTGGAACTACGCCAACAGCCTCGGAACCGTCATCGTGGAAAAAGCCGAGCTCGAAGTCAACGGGGTGACGATTGAAAGTATCGACGGCGATTTTATCAATGTCCATGGCTTACTGGGGCGAGATATCCAGACGCAGTACGGTATCTCTGTCGACGGCCTCGGTCGCTATCACTTCCCCTATACTCCTCGGTCGGCAAGCCCCTTCCCTACAGAATCAGGTTCCCTTTGTATCCCGCTCTCCTTCTTCTTCCAACGTATCATGTTAAAGGAGGGGTTCCCTCTTCTTGCTGTGAAACAGGGTGGTGTCAAGATCCACATCACCCTTCGCCCCTTTGAAGCCTGTGTAGTTTCCAGCAGTGCTGACATGAACCCCTTAGGAAAAAGAGTGCAGCTGCTCTCTGCGGGCGTTCCAGTGTTCGTGAATACGCTGGACTCGATACCCCAGTTCAAAAAGATTCAGCTCATTACCTATGCTGCTCACACCCAGGGAAGTGTACACGAGTCTCTTCTACGGACTCCCTTCGAGATCCTCACCCGCAGGGTGGAGACCTTTTCTTTCTTGGAGCCCCTCAAGTACAGCGTGACTACTGCATCCGATGATAGTATCAACGTGCAACTCCCCCTGGAAATAAATCATCCGATGGAAGAAATCATCTGGTTTCTACGGAGAAAGGCGTGCACCGATACCAATACCTACGTCAACTACTCGGCGGTCACAGAGGAGGAGTTCCATCCCATTTTCAACAAGAGACGACCCCTGTTACAAAAGGCTGCGATCTATTTGAATGGAACGGAAGTAGTGCAAAAGGAAGAGTCTTGGTTTCGGCGGCACATTGCGTCTCAGCATGCGGGGGGGATTGCTGCATACTCGCAGTATATCTACGGCTACTCCTTTTCGAGGAACCCTGGGAAGCATCAGCCTTCTGGGACGGCGAATGCATCGAAGCTGCAGTCCGTCAAGCTGGCGCTAACTGTCCAGCATCCTGGAGGCACGTTCAATCAGGAGTGGGAGGTGGTCGTGTACGTGATACGCCTCGATTGGCTGCGCTTTCAGAATGGGATGGCTAGTTGTATTTATATGGATTAGTTGGATGTGTTGATTTTATCGGGCAAGAATAGATGAGTTCACGGGATCTATGTACAGGACGTGATCCGAGGGGTGACTTCGACAGAATACAAAAGAAGGTTCTTCCTCAAAGAAGACCATCAGGACGCAAATTAGCTCTTTTCCTCCTGGGTAGCCCCGCAAGTGGCAAGACAAGTGTAAAAGGGGAGTGGTTGGGTATGCTGGGGCTGGGGGCCGACTTTGTCGATATCTCACCCGATGACATTATGGCCGAGCTCCCTCAGTACAAGGCATTTGTCGCTGCAGGGGATGCGGGGGCTGCTGCGAAGTGCCATGGCAGAGCCTATAAGATAACATCCGAACTCATCAAGGCTGCTACGGCCAGAGGCGAGGATATTCTTTTGGAGCGGACAGGGCAGGACGCCTATTGGACGACGAAGGATATGGAGAAGCTCGTGGCACAGGGGTACACGATTCACATCTGCATCGTCGTGGCCGACCTTGCTAAGACACTTGAGAGAGAGCCGGTGCGGGCGGCGGCGACAGGGCGTCACATTAACGCTGTCACGATGGCGGACAGTCATAAGAAGTTACAGGATAGTATTCGTGTGTACATGGAGCTGCCGTTTCTCAAGTCATTTACGGTGTATGACAACAATGGCGACAGACCGACCATTATTGAGCATCGTATGCGAGGGGGCAGACGTTCAAGGAAAACACGCAGACGCAAAATTTGAATTAGAATTTAGCAGAGTACGTAGGTCCACATGAGTATCGCCGATATTCGCATTATCAAGGGGAAACGGGCAGACCTTCTTCAACGAGAGAAGCTTCTACATGACACGCTTCGTATACTTGCACGCCACGAGTATCAGAAATATAAAGAAGGCCTATGGCCTAGACTGGGCTCGAATGTACTGTCCTTCGAGGAATGGGTGCATTCGGATAAGCACGGAGTTGACGAGGACATTAAGAAGATAACACCAACGCCTGCCTTTCGCAAGAAGCTGAAAAGGATACAAGATGCTGGTGTTATACTTCCCGAGGAAGATGAGCTATCGATCGAGGCAAAGATATTAATGATGATGAAAGATGGGTGGGTCATGAAGGGTGATCCCTTCTCCGCAGAAAATGCATGGGTACAGATTATGGTCAAGACCACTTAGAACTTTCACCACCCCTTTACAGAGATGGCTTCCGCGAGTCTACTGAACCTCGTGTACTCAGGCCTCCAAGAAGATCGCCTTCTTCCACCCAAGGGAATCGCCAAAATAGACACCTTCCAAAAGGTGTTTCGTAAGACAGGGCGCTTCACGACCGAATGGTTTCGCCTGAATTTCGACGGTAGAGCATCCTTCGGCACAACTGCACGAGCCACTCTTCCCCGCAGAGGACATCTAATTACGAAAGCATTCCTTGTTACTGTCATGCCCGATATCAGTACTGTACAAGCAACAGCCGCAGCCCAAGCACCGGCAGGGTCTACGGTCAGTCCCACCTTCGGATGGACAAATTCCATTGGCCACGCTCTTATCCAAGATACACGGGTTACGATAGCTGGTGAACCGATTGATATCATGGATGGTCGCCTCTTAGAGGTGTTAGATGAGTTTCACACACCCCTAGAAAAGGTTACGACCGTGAATCGCATGATTGGGCGTCGTGACGCAGGGTTTACCGCAAAGTCAAATGGGTATGCGAGCCCGAACCAGGAGGTCATTACACCCCTTCCTTTTTGGTTCATGCGAGGCGACCCGTCTGCCGCACTTCCCATTGATGCCATCAGCTTAGATTCTGTACAAATAAGCGTGACCTATTCGCCCCTTGCGTCACTGTATGTGTCTGATACGCTTGCTGCTCCTCCTGCTGCCGGCTACGTTCCACTCACAGGAACTACCTTTACGTATACGGGGGATTCGGTAGTGCAGAGTACGGTGACAACTGCCAATGCATATGACATAGTCGACTCATACATATTGCTGGAATATGTATATCTTGATAGCCCGGAAGCGAATCGTATTCGCCTGGCAAACATCGAGTATCCCATCGTGCAGCACTATGCAGTAACACCGTTTGAGACACGAGGTGCAACAGCGAAGATTCCTATGCGAATCCCCAATCTTACACGGGAGCTGTACTTTATGGTGCATCGCCCTGAAGCCGATGCGTACAATGCCCCTTTCTTAGCAACACGGGATTTGTCTTCGGGTGGCCCAGGCGTTTGGTGGCCCGATGCCCAGGGTCTCAGCACAAAGTCCTTTTCTCGTCTCATCCCCGCCTATAGCACCCTCGATTCGGAGCCGATTACAAGTTTGAGCCTCGTATATGAGGGGTTCCTTGTGAGATATGCTACAGATATGCCGGCACTGTTTCGAAGCATCTTACCAGGGATGGAGCAGAGAAAGACTCCTTGGCACAATAAATACTATTATCACATACCCTTTGGTACACAGCATGAACAATTCGGCATTACAAATGCAATGGGTCATGCAAATCTTGATAAAATACAAAGGGTCGAGCTTTCAATGACATTCAAGCCCTTCCGTGGCAGTATGCGGATAACGGATGTGCCGGCATATACGGTGTATTGCTGGGCGGAGACATATGGCTTATTACGTGTATATGGTGGAAGAGCGGGACTTCTGTTTACTTATTAATAGGCTTACTGACTATAAGTCAGTTAGCCATAGGCTTGCGGAAAAAGCTAAGGCGACCAAGGCTCTCCTTGAAGTCAGGGGTCAGGGTCGAGAATCCATCCATCTTCTTTTCCGATGCACGCTCAAATGACTCTGTTACCTTTTGCGTCCACGTGCTAATAGGGTCATCTGACTTGTCATAGGGTAAGTAGTCAGGACTCGCAGAACGCTCTGTTGTATTTTTGAAGATCGCTTTTACATCAGAGATATTGGTGGGACTAATATTAAACTTGCGGTTCTCAGGGATTGCTCCTACTGCATTTGCAGCTGCACTAACAGGGACATCGACTTTCTCTTCCACAGGACTCACTTCCACGTCGGACTCCGAGTCAGATGAGAAGAGTGCGTCAAAACTGATTGGCTTCCGCTGCCCAAAATCTGTAATAGGTGCACCTAACTGAACTCTTCTCATCTAGAGAGGAGCGTAGAAATTCCTTAGACCGTTGGTAACGTATCACTGTTGCTAAAGTTGATAGATAGAATAGCCTCATAGAATAGCATGAAGCTTGTTGTTGTGGAGTCTCCCGCCAAATGTAAGAAGATTGCCGGATTTCTAGGACCCGACTTTCGTGTCCTCGCAACCATGGGGCACATCAGAAAGCTCGACGAGGACCTCGGTGCACTGGGCCTCGATTCCGACTTTTCCTTGCGATATACATTTATCAAGGAGAAAGCAAAGTCTATGAGTGCGATTGTGGATGCGGCATCCAAAGCATCGGCCGTGTATCTGTGTGCAGACGATGACCGTGAGGGAGAAGCGATTGCGTATTCCGTAGCATGTTTGTTAAAGGGCGATCCCATGTCCTTTCCACGCTCCGTCTTTCATGAGATCACCGAGAAGGCTGTAAAAGCCGCTATTGCGAACCCAAGGCGGATTGACATGAACAAGGTATACGCCCAGCAAGCGAGAGCCGTCCTTGATATGATGATAGGTTTCACGATTTCACCGCTTCTCTGGAAGTACGTGGCCAAGGGTCTTTCTGCCGGCCGGTGCCAGACGCCTGCCCTACGTCTTGTACACGACAAGGAGCAGGCCGTGAAATCCCACGTATCAACCTCTGCTTGGACTCTTAGCATTGTTCTCGGACCCATGGGAGGCACGATGGAGGATGAGCTATCAGACCAGGAATCCGTGTTAAACTATTTGGAGAATGTACACAAGGGTACCACGGCAACGATTCGGTCCGTGAAGGACGGTGTATGGACGGCTGCGCCTCCTCGACCTTTGATCACTAGCACTCTGCAACAGGAAGTGTCGGCGGTCTATTCGCTCAATCCGAAGGAAACCATGAAGGTAGCGCAACGGCTCTATGAGGCAGGCCATATCACCTATATGAGGACGGATAATGCGACCATTTCGGCCGAGGCAGTTACAGCTGCACACGCATGGGTGACAAAGGAGTTTGGGGCAGAGTATGTGAATGCTACTGCAACTGCAACTGCTTCTACAAAGAAAGTGACAGCACAAGAAGCCCACGAAGCTATTCGCCCAACCCACATGGAGGTTCGAGAGCTCCCAGGAAGTGAGGAATGGTCCCCCAAAGAAAGAAACGTCTACGCATTCATCTGGCGGCGCAGCATTCAGTCGACGATGGCTGCCGCTAGAGGCACCAAGCGAACGGTTCAATTTACCCTCGATGCCGACACTGACGCCTTCATGTGGAATTCCTCCGAGTCCAAGACCATCTTCCAAGGATGGCAGGTCCTCGGCAAGAAAGTCAACATCGATTCCGAGGACGAAGAGGAAACCACCTATAAGCTCGACGGCGTCAAGGTAGGCCAGAAATACACGTGGAAGCACATCCAATCTTCGCCCAAACACACCACGCCCCCTCCTCGCTTTACCCAGGCCACCCTCGTCCGTGATTTGGAGAAACACGGGATTGGCCGTCCCTCGACCTTTGCATCTTTATTAGACGTGCTTCTTGAAAAGGAATACGTTGAACTCTATGACAGTCCAGGTATCGTAGAGACATCCCTGCGCTACACTCTAACCCCCCTCGAGTGGCCGCCCGCCTCTGAAAAAAAGGAGCAAGTCATTGGAAAGGAGAAACAGAAGTTGCGACCTACCGCCATGGGCGAGTCCGTACTGGCCATGTGCCTGAAGGACGTGCCGAACCTCTTCGACTACTCCTTCACCTCGAGCATGGAGGAACGTCTCGACCTTATTGCAAGGGGCACCGAATCGTGGAAGACACTGTGCAAAGACATCTGGCATTCCTACAAGGATGTATACGTCGCCTTGAAGGACTCGAGTTCTGCGCCCACCAAGTCCGAAAAGGTCAATGAGCTCGGCGAAGGGTACAAGGCAGTTCTCAGCAAGAATGGACCCCTAGTCCTCTTTAACAAGGTATTTACTCCCTTGCCCGAAGGAACCAACCTTATGACACTTACTCTCGAAGATGCAAAGAAAGCCATTGCTGACCATGCAAAAGGGTTGAGTATAGGAAACTATGAAGGGAGCCCTATCCTAAAGAAGAAGGGTCCCTATGGAGAGTATCTACAGTGGAAGGAGGTGCGGGTACCCTTTGTGGAAGGGGAGATGATCGATGCAACCGTGGGGCGTCTAGTCAAGAAGACGAGTGCGGTAAGAGTAGGGGAGTTTGCATTTGCGGTGGGGCAATACGGACCCTATATGTACAAGGTAGGGCTGAAAAAGAAGAATTTCGTGTCGATTCCTGCTGGCATTGATATTTCAAAGCTGACGGTGGATGGTGCAAAAGAGTTGTATTCGGCAGGGAAGAAACCACGGAAATAAAATATAGAACGGGAAAAGAATGTCATCTCCGCCATCGAGATCTCCTTCGCCGAATCAGACGAATGTTATAAAGGGTGACAAGGAAAAGGAGGCGCCACGGGTTCAGCGCCCGAACAATGGATGGACACGTGAGCAGGAGGAGCTCATGGCCGGCTGGTCCGATATTGCCACCTGTTACCGATGGATGCACGACCGCTGTGAAAAGCAGATGAACACGAGTAATATGTGGATTACTGTGCCCGTCATTGTTCTCTCGACGTTGACTGGTTCTGCCAGCTTTGTAATGAACAGTCTTGTGGGCGATAATCCGACAGGCCAGAAGTATGCTCAGATTGGTATTGGTGGTGTGTCTATCTTCACCGGGATTTTGACAACTCTTGGTAATTTTTTTCGCTATGCGCAGAACTCGGAGTCCAATCGTGTGGCGAGCATTGCTTGGGGAAAATTCCAGCGACAAATTGCGGTTGAGCTGGCCCTGAGTCCCACGGAGCGCTTGGTTTGCTCGGATTTCCTCAATATCGCTCGTGCTGAATTAGATCGTCTTATTGAGCAGTCGCCGCCCATTCCTGATAAGATCATTCGGGAATTCGAGAAGGAGTTCGAGTCTATTCCTACACTCAAGAGACCTGATATTGCTCATGGTGTTGAGCACACCCAAATCTTTAAAAACACGGATACCCGTCTCAAGCAGCTGGCCGTTGATGCTGCCGTGTATATGAAACAGAAGAGAAAGGTGTGGAATGAATCACTGGCTCCTGATATTGATGCTAAAGTGAAGGGTGAGGTTGGGAAGGTGGTGCCGGATCTTATGGAGAGAATCAAGATGCTTGAGGGCAAGCTTGAACAGAAGCCGTCGACACGGGTGCCGTTCTCTATGCGAGGGCGAGCGGGGGCGAGGATTCAGACTATGGCCAGTAGGCCAATGTCACCTCTTGCGCCGATTCCGGTGCCCGCCTCTAGCTCTGCATCACCTGTGTTACCTGGCACGCCTCTTATGGCTGCTGCTGCGCCTAGCACGCCTCTTATGGCTGCTGCGCCTACGCCTGCATCTGCTGCGCCTACGCCTGCATCTGCTGCGCCTACGCCTGCAGCCCCTGGCACACCTGTAGCATCTAGACCTGCAACACCTCGTGTATCCACAGACTCTCCTCACCCTCCTCTTCCCCCCTCTCCACCGTCCGAAGATACTCCCTTAGCCAATCTTCCGCCTGCAAGTTTCACACAATCGTTTGATAGTCCTGAAACAATCGACGAGATTGTGATCGAGGTTGCGAAAAAAAGTGACGGCGAGCCCGCCCCGTAAGTGAAGTCCAAACATGCTCTGGTCCCTCCGCACTCAGAACGCTCGCGTCTTCAACTGGTCGTCGCTGCTCTCGCAGTGGGCTGCGTCTTCGGATTCCCAGCCGCCCGTGCCTGTGGCCACGGTTCTCGAGAACCTGCGTAGTCACTCAAGCCCGCCCGTCGGTCACTTCCTTACATATCTCAATGAGGAGCAGGATGCCCTCAAGTGGTTTATCTATGAGTGCGTTGCGTCGTCGTGGATGTGGAACTCGGGCCCCCGCCTGTACTATATTAAGGAGGTCCTTGACTATGTCGATGACCTGAACTCTGGCTTCCCTGCCTTCCCTGGCTCTCCTGGTGCTAATGCGACGGTTCGCTCATTCCTCACGTCTTCCCTGACGGAGGAGCAGCTGTCGTACATCAGCATGATGCCTCCTCTCGTGAATACGGCGCAGCAGCAGCAGGAGCAAGAGGACTGCGAGGAGGTGGAGGAGCAGAATACCTGCAGCTGCAACCTGCCCCCTGTTACCTTGCATGTCATCCGCAGCATGGATAGCAGCTCTGACGACGACATTGTCGTGATTCGCAAGACGGGCGATGACTCCTACTCGTACAGCTACACGGATGCCCTCTCCAGGGCCTCCTCCAAGAAGGCTCTGCAGGAGGGTCTCACTTCCGAGGAGGTCATGAACCAGGTTGGGATCATGCTCAACCTCCTTCGTGCCGACGATGAGCCCTTTACGGCGGTGCAGGTGTTTCTGCCCAACATGCCCACCGTCCTGTTCAAGGTAAGCTCGCTCTGCTCGTCGACCCGTGACCTGCTGTACGATTCGCTCGAGGCCGTGCTCGACTCGTGGCCTGTAAAAGCGTAGATGTACTAGATGTACTATATGTAATAGATGTAATGTGTAAAATATAAATACAAAACGGTCTGCCTTAGAAGGCAAACTGTTTTTTATGTCCATATCGTAGATGGGTCTAGATACCCTGCATTCCCTGCAGCCCATAGAAGGATACTTAGCGGTACCAGGTGGACACACCTTACACTATGAAATACATGGCAAAGCAAACCCAACTGTTCTTATGTTACATGGTGGTCCTGGAGGCGGAATCCAACGTGGACCCATACACCTCTACACCCCCTACTTTCGTGTCATCACCTTCGACCAACGAGGATGCGGAAAGTCGACCCCCTTCGGCTCCCTAGAAAACAATACCACCTGGGATATCGTCGAAGACATCGAACGCCTGAGAAAGCATCTGAAGGTCGAGAACTGGATAGTAACAGGGGGGTCCTGGGGAACAACCCTCGCCCTCCTCTACGCCGAGAAGTATCCCCGTGTCGTAAAAGGACTCATCCTCCGCTCGGTCTGTCTCATCGATGCCGCCTCCAACGAGTGGTTCTACGAGAAAGGGGGTGCGAGCGAGGTATACCCCGAGGCCTGGTCCTACTTCGTCAGTGTCTTGCCCGAGAGACTTCGCAGAGGCTCGTGGCGTGAGATCTTGGCCTACTACCAGAAAAAGCTACAGGGACCCCAGCAAATGAAATATGCCCGTGCATGGTGGGCCTGGGAACAAGCCACATCCTTTTTACACCCTGTAAAAGATACGACGCCTGATTCCGAGATCTTATCGTTAGCACTCATTGAAAATTACTATTTTGCCAATGACTGCTGGATGAAAGAGGGTCAGATACTCAGGGATGCACATAAGTTAAAGGCGATTCCTATCGTAGCCATCCATGGGCGCTATGATATGGTATGTCCCATAGAAGGTTCGTGGTCTCTCTTACATGCCCTACCCCACACCCGGGTTTTCATGGTACAAGATGCAGGGCACGCAGGATGCGAAAAGGGTACTATGGCAGCACATAAGAAGGCAGTGAAGATGTTTGCCAGCAGTTCTCGAAGGTCTACTCGCAGGAAGGACTCCCAATAGCATTTGTCTGCATGATGTGTATAGAGCATGACTCGACAAGGAGTCCACTAGCATATACTCCATAATTCATATCAGATTTATCGTGTTCGAGAGCAATGTTCCAGACTGTATAGCTTCCAATAGAAGCCCACGGCTTTGCACGCTCATCAATCCAAGTTAAAAGGCGGCAGGCATCATCGGTTGTATAGATTTTTCCAAGAGTTTGCATCGTCGTTTCGAATTCTGCCGTTGTTAGATTATCGACGAGAATTGCATGGCGTCCTGTTAAATATACATCCTTTACGAGCTCTGAGTAGTTTTCAGGAGAACATTTATATAATCTTTTTTCTATACGTTCGTCATGACCTGGATTTTGAACCTTTCCACTTCCAAGTATGACCACCTTCTTGTATCCATGCCGGCTCGTTTTTACCAGTGTTCCAGGGGTTAATGATTCAATAGGAAGATATTTCTCTACGCCGTCGACCTGGCAAAGAATCTCAGTTCCCTCTAAGAAGCAGGGTGCTTGTGCAGGCGCAGAAGCAGGATATAAATGTACTCCATAAATGCCAACATCATATGTAATACTGGTTAAATCATATCCATTCGCATACACGCCAGTGGGCGTATTTGGAACAGTAGGTGCTATGCTCCACTCTGTAACTCCGTTGACTGCAGCTATAAAGGTGTCATACTGTCCAAATGTATTGTTAAGCGGATCAGGAATAGTATAGCCACCAATATTGAATATCTCATTTTGAATCGCTAGAGCGTCTGCGTACGTTGAATAAAAAAATAGTGTAGGACCACCAACGGGCTGAGCAAATTCGTTCATCGGGCCTAGTAAAAGGCGGGGCTGGGATCCAGTATTCAGTGTCTTGTGCACGAGTCCCTCATCAAAGACAAAGCCAGTATTTTCTCTTATGGGGTACGACTGATCGTCAAGAATAAATTCACCGGGACTGTCGGATAAGTATACCAGATGTGTCTGTTCAAATGTAGAGGTTCCAGAATCCCTGTGAGAAGGTGTATCACCCTTAATCCATCTCATGGGGACATGGTCTACCGTCGATAGATCCAGGTTCAGATGGGCACTGAGTGATTCTCTGATAGAATCGGTTAACCCTATTTGAAACTGTGATAAATGGGATGATCCCATCTTCGCCCTTGCCGCAAGAACTTCTGGGTGGCTATGTATATAGGAAACATCTTCTCTACAAAGGATGTGTTCTATAGACATTGTTCTATCCAAGTAGATTATTTAAATGTGTGGGTATTTGCATCATAATTGGCTGCACGATTCGTCAGAAGTTTCTTTCCCTTGTAAGAACAATAGGCTGTGTATAAATCCTCTGGCTTTGATCCACAGACTTCCTTAATAAACTGGTAACCTCCATGAAGACCCTCCTGGATAGGCACATCGAGTAGCAGCTGCATCGTCGTGTTCATCACACGTGTAATCGACCAGCCCCAATAATCATATGCACGCTTCGTCTTGTAATATGTTATATAGGTGTCGAGGCAATCGTTGATAACTGCGTCATTCGGCATGCATGCAATCACATGAGGATTGAGCGTAGTGTAGTCAGACAGGCAGGTCGCAAAGGTGGCCGTGGGCTCGAGAAACTCGTCAATCGGTACGTGGGGCTCAATGTCTGCGTCGACGTAGATGCCCCCGTATTTCAGAAGAATACAGAGGCGCCAGAAGTCGGATTTGATGGGAGGGAAGGGGATCTCGTCAAAAATGTCGAGGTACATGGGGGGATAGTTCAGCTGAAGGAACTGGCGGCACTCGGCATCGCCGTAGCTGTTTACCGTATGATTCGGGTTCAGAGCAATCCACTTGTGAGCAGACTGCGTCTCAACAAGCTCCTTGGTCGAGTGGCAGATATATACGACCTTGGGGATCTGGCTCACACTCATCTTTGTGTAGATGCCATCGTTAATTTAAGCCGTGAAGTTGTGTGTAGATTGTTCCAGGATTGTATACCCTTACAAAGAAGTTCGCCTTCTCATTGGAAACAGAATCTTCAAAATCATAATCCCATCGTATATTCTTATACTTGGGAACTGTATCATACACCCACTTGAATATCTGTGCCTCAGGCGACAGGGTCTGTTGTATCATTGCAATAAACCCATTCATTTCCATACATGCCCCCTTAAATCCAGGACTCCATGTAAAATACTGGAAATTCTCTGTCCTACTTCCAAGCGACAATGCCTGTTTCATAAGAGGAGGTGATGATATGAACAGCGCATCACTCCCTATAAAAAAGGTTGTTTGCACATCTTTTTCAGTTAATATAGGTCGCAAAAGGCGTATTTCGGTGTCAAAAATGCGTGCAAACACGCAGTAATCATAGGAACCTTCTGCGCATTCTTCAAATAACTTCCATAATATATACGAACGGTACCATATATTAGCGTGCCATCTGATATTATGATGGAGTCCCTGCATGCGATACGCATTCCTATTTACCAGGTTCGTATAATATTCGAAGACTTCTGTATCATACGCATGATATTCAACGAGGTCTTCCCAGAAACGAAACATGCGTATGGTGGTACCATTTTTTTCTAGAATGTTTCGCACCTTCTGTTCATTTTCTTCCGTATAATTTCCACTTCGTAGACGATTCGATAGAATAAATATATCAATGCTGGCACCTGGAAATGTCTTCTTTATCTCCTGTATATTTGTATCTAAGATTTCATTAAAGTAACGAAATTGTCCGAATATAAGAACTGCTACACGCATCTGAGGATGTGTTCCAGATTACTTTAGATATAAACCATTCTACGAATAGGGTGTAGATGGAGATTGTTGTCGCACGCTATAATGAGCCGCTTGGATGGACGAGGGAGTTCCCTGTAACTATCTACAACAAGGGATCTCCGTGTGAATACCAGACTATTCCTCTGCCAAACGTGGGTCGTGAGGGGCACACGTATTATACACATATATACAATAATTACCATACCTTGGCTGATACAACTGTCTTCCTCCAAGGAAATCCATATGACCATTCGCCCAATATCCTAGAGAGGTTACGAGAACTGAGTAAAAGGGGGTGTGGTGGCTTCGAGTATCTTTCTGAGAAGATATATACGTCCAATACCTGGGAGTGCCCCTATCACGGGGGCCTGCCTTTATCAAGAGTCTACGAAGAACTCTTCGGCCTGTCACAGTTAGGTGGAATGTGCAAATGGTTGACGGGGCGCTTTTATATGCCGTTCGAGTTTGGGGCAGGGGCGCAGTTTGCCGTCACACGTGAGCGGATTCATCGGCGGCCGAGAGACTTTTACTTGAAGATTATTAAGATGTTGGAGGGGTCGGTCAATCCCATCGAGGGCTTTGTCATTGAGCGGTTTCATGGTCTGGTGTTTGCTTAGGGATGTATCACAAAGAAATGCGGGTTAAACGTAGGGGACGACGTTTCAATATGTCTCACGAAAAAGTTGTAATTACTATCGTCTATCACCCGAATTCGCTCGAGGGATTCCGCATCAACGGCAATGTTCTTACAAAGATAGGCGTGGGTCGTCTGAAGTCGCCTGGCCTACCTGCCGGCAATCAGATGTACTACAACCAGGTCGATTTCATACGGGCTGCTGGCAGGCAGAGGCGCTTCCCCGTCTATAGCAGAGTAGGGGAGATCGACACATATATGGGAGAGTATTCTCTCGACTGCATTTATAAGCGCCACAGCTTCGAGGGCTTCACGTACTTTTCCTACACGCTGCGTCGTCAAGTGTGGCCGTGAGCTTGCGACGAGGGTTCGAGATTTATATGAGTATATATACTACACTTATATAAATATATAGTTCCATATACTCAGTTATAGGAGAGTACTTCAGCCCGATTACCGTCTGTCAAGAAGGAAGCCCATCCTTCGACAAAGACTCGCAGCTCCGTAGGGCCCGAGGGAGTGAGTGCAATATAGAAGGTAGGTCGATCCGCCGTCGTGAAATTCAGAGTGCCGTCCGCTTGACGGAAGGGGTATTTTTGCGGAGCAACGACACCCAGACCCCAGTTCATCGTACTGATTTCCGTTCCAGTATCAATCTCCTCTTTTGCGAAATTGTTCACATCCCTCCAGATCGATGACGACCAGTTCGTTTCTCTCGCCTTTCCTGCAATAGTGAGGCCAATCGTGGAATAGGAGGGAACGACATTCCACAGGCGATTTGCCTGTATATCGGCCAGAGTTCGGAAGAACCAGAGCACACGGGGAGAGGGGTGGCAGCCGTCAATACGGCGATTGACAGCGACCGAGGAGGCTTCTTTTTCTGTCTGGATGGAGATGTTCTCAAAGACTTTCTTGAAGGGGACTTCCTGGGGCTTCTTCTTCAGCTCGTCCTTCGACACGTTTGTTAAAAAGATATGGCAGGTCTCCAGCTCGACCCGCAAGGGAGCCATCTGGCTTCTATCGAGGGCCTGGAATGGGCTAGTGCCCGTGATCGAGAGGGCCTGCAGCTGCTTTCCCCACGGAGTTGGCTTGGGCTGGGCGTCCGATGACTCGACCAGGTCTTCCAGTTTGCGCAGCTTGCACTTCAGTCTGTAAGTATGGGCTGTGGTGGCTATGAGAGGGAAGCCACGGTCTTGGGCAGCACAGCCAATGCTTGGCAACTTGAGGCGGAGAGAGTGAGGGGCGGCGTTGGCGCCAATGGAGATAGTTGAGCCGTCGTGTATCCCTGTTTCATCCATATCAACGAAGCTCTGGGCATAGGTGCCTTCGGTCTGCGAGGCGGCCCACAGATAATCGCCGCTGAATTCCTGGATGACAGTGGTATCTTGGTACAACTGGATCTTCTCAAAGAGGAAATAGGCGATTCCATTCACATAGCCATAGGTGGTTCCGCTGAGATCGGTAACTTGGATAGACTGGAACGTACGTGCAAGGAGAGGAGGAATCCAGGTGGGGAGGTTGATTAGGAGAGTTATTGATTCAAGAACATCACCGACAATGTCGATGGGGAACTCGATCATCTTGCCAAAGTCCATACCGGTCGTCGGAGGAATTCTTCGGATTTCACGGATGATCTGCTCCTCCTCAGCATACGAAGTGTCAAAGGGGAGTACACTGTTACGAGTATCTTCATAAAAGTATGTATCTTTTTTTCCACGACACATGAGTTCGTAGAGAGACCCTTCCGAGGAGGCTATTACACTCATTTGTATCTAGTTGGGGG